TATGGAATTTTTTCAAGGTAAAGGTGAACCAAGAAGGCTTGCAAGACGTTGTTGATTTGGAACTGCGCCTGTTGCCCTGCCTGATTGAGATGACATGGCGCGGCGTTCGCGTTGACATGGATGCCGCCGAGAAGATGAAGTCGAGCCTGATCCGGCGCGAGAAGGATACACACAAGAAGATTAAGGAGATTGTCGGCGCACCCGTCGAAATCTGGGCGGCCCAGAGCCTCGCTTCCGCGTTCGATAAGCTGTCAATAAAGTATCCGACAACCGAAAAGGGCGCACCGTCTTTTACAAAATCCTTCTTGACGGGGCACCCCGATGAACTTCCCCGCCTTGTTGTCGAGGCGCGGTCCTTGAACAAAATTCAGGGCACCTTTGTCGCAACCATCCTAAAACACACAGGGCATGACGGTCGCATCCACGGACACATTAACCAGATCAGAAGTGACGACGGCGGAACCGTCTCTGGCCGTATATCAATGTCGAACCCAAACCTTCAACAGGTCCCGGCCCGCGATCCGGAGCTAGGCCCTATGATCCGCAGTCTGTTTCTGCCGGAGGAAGGCGAGAAATGGGCGTCTATTGATTTCTCGCAACAGGAGCCACGCATCTTGGTTCACTACGCGCACGTCTATGGCAAGGCGCGGGACGCCGAGCTACGCGGGGTGTCAGAGTTTGTGGAGCTTTATCGAAACGACCCAACAATGGATTTCCACAACATGGTCGCGGAGATGGCGGACATACCCCGCAAGCAAGCCAAGACAATCAACCTTGGCATGATGTACAGCATGGGGGTGGGCAAGCTTTGCGAAGAGCTTGATCTGCCGACGGATGAAGGCAAGGAGCTTCTGGCCCAATACAACAAGAGGGTGCCTTTTGTGAAGATGCTGTCCCGGGGAGTTATGGACAGGTTGGACGATAAGGCCTCGGGTGGCTCAATTCGTTCTCTCAAAGGTCGCAAGTGTCGCTTCCCGCTTTGGGAACCGGCGACGTTTGGCATGAACAAAGCGCTACCCTACGCGGAAGCGGTTATTGAATACGGCTCGACCGCCCGCTTGAAGCGGGCCTACACCTACAAAGCGTTAAATAGGTTGATACAGGCCTCCGCCGCGGACATGACCAAACAGGCTATGGTCGATGTTTTTGAGTCGGGAACCGTGCCGCTTTTGCAGATACACGACGAACTTGCAATTTCAGTTAAGACGCCGGAGCAGGCCGAAGAAATTGCCCGCATGATGGAGAACGCAGTGCCCCTCGAAATCCCGTCTCGTTGCGATATTGAGATAGGAAACAGTTGGGGATCAGCAAAGTAGATAAAAGTCGGTTTTAGCTTGAATTTACTTAGCAAATCTTATAGATTCTCTTATAATTTAAACACTCTGGAGCCAGACCGTGGACATAACGAAGTGGAAGTCTGTTCTTGTGCCGATTGACGTCTACAAATCAATCAAGAAGCAGGCAAAAAACGAAGGCCGCACAATTTCCGGTCAGTTGCAGATGATGCAAAAGGAATCGGACAAATTGCGAGAGCTTTACCCCTCCGACATCCTTGACAGGTCGGAATAGGCTGTGGCTAAAGTTGGTGGCGCGATAGGCTTGTCCGGGCACAAAGACTTTCCCCAAAAGAAACGGACCTCCATTGGAAACAGTGTTTTTTCAAGGCCAAAAAACAAAAGCAAACGCCGAAGCTTTAAGAAATACCGCGGCCAAGGGCGGTGAGACTTTAAGCATTAGGTTTGGAGCAGAGCCGCGAGTATTATATGCTTGGTAAGATGCGCTACGGTTTGCTTACGTGTTTAAAAACAACTAGGAGATACAATATGAAATGGATTATGGATCGCATGGTCGAACCTTCTAGCTACGCCGCAGCAGGTGGCGCTATCGTTGGTATCGGCGTGCTTGTGAGCCAGCCAATTGTTATTTTGGTCGGCGTAGTCGGTGGCGCGGTTGGGTTTGTGCTGAAGGAAAAAGGCATCATCTGATGCTCAAAATCTATCTTTTGATAGTGGTTCTAGGCTTCGTGGGCGGATCAGCTTACGGAGCCTATTACTATTATAAGGATAGCCAGCAGCGCATCCAGATACTGACTGAGAACACCGCCAAGCTTGAGACGGCCAAGCAGTTACAGGACGACACGATAAACGCCATGATTGAAGACCGCGAGAAATTCGCGGAGTTAAACAAGGAGCTTGGCTTAAAGTTGGACGCCGCCAACGTGTACAAAGATGTTTTGATAGGTAAACTGAGAAAGCACGATCTAGCGAAGCTCTCTTTGAAAAAGCCCGGTCTGGTAGAAAAGAAGATTAACAATGGTACTGCAAAGTTGTTCCGTTCGCTCGAAGCTATTTCCGGCGCTGTTGCTCCTGCCCCTGCTAAGTAGCTGCACCAGCTTCAAAGAGATATTGCCGGTAGAGATCAAGACGGTCGAGGTAGAGCGAAAGATTCCAACCCAGAACCGCCCGCGCCCTGTAAAGCTGTCGGACCTGCATTTTTACGTGGTGACAGAGGACACGTTCCCGGCGTTTAAAAAACGGTTTACAAAAGAGAACGGCGACCTGCTGTTTTACGCGATCAGTGTCCGGGACTACGAGACACTGGCCCTGAACATGGCAGAACTAAAACGGTTTCTTGAGCAACAGAAGCAGCTTATAATTTACTACGAAAAGGCTGTAGCACCCGCCCCAAAGACGAAAGAGATAAAGAATGATGGATGAACTGAGAGAGTTGCTTGAGGCTGACGAGGGCATAAAGCACGAAATATATCTTGACCATTTAGGCAAGGCTACAACCGGCATCGGACATCTTCTCGTGGAAAGCGACCCGGAATTTGGCTGGCCGGTGGGAACTGAAGTGACCGAGGCCCGCGTCAGCCAGTTATTCACGCAGGATGTGGCGACCGCAAAAACAGATGCGCTATGGCTTCAGCCTCATCTGGAGAGCTGGCCCGTGCCCGCGCAAATTACCGTTGTCTCTTTGTCGTTCCAGTTGGGCTCTCCCCGCTATACGCGTTTCGTTAAGCACCATGAAGCGTTGGAAGAACAGTTATGGATGACCGCTGCGGCAGAGTTGCGGGACAGTAAATTGTACAGGCAGACGCCTGAGCGCACTGAGCGTCACGCTCAAAGGTTAGAAAGCCTCGCAACCTAATCCTCCCCGTACTCCAATTCGAGCAGCAGTTCAGCGTAGTGAATTATCTTCTCTACGTCTGAACGGCCCTGCCCCTTCTTGCGGCGGCGCGTGGCGTATTTTATAATATTGCCCTCAAAATAATCCAAGCCGTTGGCGTGTATATATTCGACGGGCTGTATCACACAGTCCTTGTAGTGCCCTCCGCTCACCTGATTTTCCAAAGGCTGCTGACGCTTGTCCATAAACATTTTGTAATCCTCCTGTTTCACGGAATACTCCTTCTTATGGGGTTGACTTTTATATAGTTTGACCGCGCTCCTTGAACCGGGCATGGTTAATCGATTCCCGCTTCTTTAAGGCACCCTTTCCAGCTTTAAAGTTGGTGTTTTGTTGACTCTCCCTTGAAAACTACCCCCTCGTTGCATTTACGTAACGAGGGGGTTTTTTTGAACTTACCCCATTATACTCCGTACATAAAAGAGTGTCGCGCCTGTTGATTTTCTGTTGACAAAGAGTATGCGCTTTTATAGGCTGCTCCGGTTGTTGTTTAACCTGAGAACTGGAAAATATCATGTTGGAAAAACAAGCCGAACTGGACTTCCCGCAAGAAGCCCAAGCCCTTGTCGATAGCGTCCAAGACTGGAGCGAGGCCGTGCGTTGGGTGGACACCGCCGTGAAAAGCAAGCATCGCGCAATGTTAGAAGAGGGGCAGATTGCTTCCGCGGCGGCGCTTAAAGAAGCGTGGAACCGGATCAACCGGGGATGAAGCTCCACACGTCTGACGATGAATACGACGAGATCGTCGCGTTGTCACAAAAAGGGCGGACGCGCATTGTGGAGCTTCCGCGGAAGGTCGTTCGAAAAGTAGTTCTCGACCACCAACGTATGGTCACGAAGCTTTCTGATCTAAACGAGCAAATAGAATCTGGGAAACCCCCGAAAGGAACTTAAAATGACTGAGGTTTTTATCCTGATATTTCTGACCGCGTTCTTTCAAGTAATTCTCGGGCCTACAGTGTGACAACGTACATCGTCACACTACCTTGCCCAAGGTGCGCCGGAACAGGGGGGCTAATCCAACCTGCACTACACCTGTCTGGTGGTGACGTTGAACGCATTAAGTATTGTCCCGAATGCGAAGGAGCCGGAGAGGCCATTATTATTGAAAAGATGTACGAAAACATCGAAGATCTTGAGAAAGATTACCCGGAAGATTTAATTTTGAAGATTGAGACAAGGCAATGAAAATACCCGCAACCATAAGTGTAGACGGCGAGAACGTGAGAGTTGTAACCACACCGGGAAAGCCCGGCACGCCCCCTGTCCACGAACCGTGGGACCCGGAAAAGTATAACCCGGACGACGATCCGCGGAAGATTTTCTCCCGAATGAACTGGGTGTAGGATGATTTCGCCTCTCCTACGACGACTCCACCGAGCGTGGCGGATCATATACCTTATGCCCCCGTCTACGTGGGCAGGTTTTTTGTGCAACCGTAAGAAAAGGGAAAAGCATGACGGACACTTTGATTGAGGAGGCCCGAAAAGTTGCCATCCATTACAAAAACTATCAGGCCGGGCCGCTTCTCCTTCGCATGGCCGACCGCATCGAAGGGCTAGAGGAGGACAAAAGACCGCTCAACAGAGAAAACACCGCGCGGCTTTTGGCGTTTATTTCAACGGTTTCTCTTACCCCGATAAGCGTACTTGCGGCCAAGGCCGGTGTCGCCAAAAGCACCCTCACCCGGGTTTTCGACCCGAAAAGCCCGTATCTGCTGCGGCGCAAAAATCTGAGGAAGGTCATCGACACCGCCGAAGTGGTTGTGCATAAGCGCGTCCGTCTCAACTTTGGGAAAGTGCGCCGATCTCTTTACGACAGTGAGGTTGCAGACCTCCATGCGTACAACCAAGTGGTCTCTGTGTTGCTCGTCTACCGCGACGATGACGTTCGCATCTTCCACGAACTGGGAAACAATTCATGGGTGCCGTTGTTGAGGCTGATGAAACACGCAAAGGGAATACAATGAGTAAAAAAGGACGGCCCAGATCGTTGAACTACGCAGACGCAACGGCG